AAAATTCCCATAAATGGAAGGAGGCCGGTACTTTCGTACCGGCGCGTATGAAAAAGAAAAATATTTATAAGAAAGATTCATCATCTTTCTAAAGTTCATTATATCCAATAAATATGAATAAAATATGAATACAGTGTAAAAAAATAAAATTTGTTTTACCAAAATATTTTTAGAATTTCTTCCATGTATCCCTTACAAACAATATCAGTAACGGGAAAATCTCAAGACGTCCTGCCAGCATATCAAAAGTAAGGATAAGCTTTGAAAACCAGGAGAACATGCCGAAGTTTCCGGTAGGTCCTACCAGTTCCAGACCAGGTCCGATATTATTAAAGGTTGCCGCAACCGCCGTAAAATTCGTGATCAGATTGAAATCGTCAAAGGCAATCAGGAATATGGAGGATGCAAAAATCAGCATATATACAATGAAGAAAATATTTGTGGAACGAACAACTTCATGTGGGATGGCTTTGCCGTCCATTTTTATTTTCTTTACCGCATTTGGATGCAGAAAAATATGAAGCTCCTTGCGGACTGTTTTGCAGAGAATCAGGATTCTGGATACTTTAATGCCGCCGCCTGTACTTCCGGCACATGCACCGATAAACATCAGCAGTACCAGGATTGTCCGCGAAATTTCCGGCCAGGTATTAAAATCTGTTGTTGCATATCCGGTTGTTGTGATAATGGAACCAACCTGGAAAGCTGCCTGCTGAAAAGCTTTGGCTGCACTTCCGAAAATATGGTAAATATTGCAGGCGATGATAAGAATTGCAATACCGATGATTCCGAAATAATACCGCACTTCTTCCATTTTAAAAGCCTGAGCAAATTTTTTTGTGATAATGAAAAAGTAAGCATTAAAGTTAACGCCAAATAAAATCATAAATACAGTAATGACCACCTGCAGATATGTACTGTAACTGGCCATGCTGTCATTTTTAATACCAAATCCTCCGGTACCTGCAGTACCGAAAGCTGTACATATGGAGTCAAACAGCGGCATACCACCGACCAGAAGAAGCAGGATCTGGATCACTGTCATTACGAAATAAATAGAATACAGAATTTTGGCAGTTGACTGTACTTTTGGCGCAAGCTTGCTTACAGATGGTCCGGGACTCTCCGCTTTCATAAGATTCATATGATAACCGCCGGTAAGTGGCAGAAGGGAGAGGATGAAAACCAGAACTCCCATTCCGCCGATCCAGTGCGTGAAGCTTCTCCACATCAGCATACAATGAGGAAGCGCCTCCACATCGCTGAGAATACTGGCTCCTGTTGTAGTAAAACCCGAAACTGTTTCAAATAATGCATCTACAGGATTTGGAATGCTTCGGCTGATCACAAAGGGGATTGCTCCTATGATACTCAGAACGATCCAGCTTAATGCTACAGTCACGAAACCTTCTTTTGTGTAGAAAGCCTTTCTTGTCGGCTTTTTCCTGGTGAGAGGAAGCCCGATGACCAGGCATAAAGCAATCGTGATCAGAAAAGCTACACCGGAAGTTTCCTGATAGATCAGTGCCGTAATTGCGGGCAGAGTCATAAATACAGCTTCAATTTCCAGAATCATTCCGATGATATAGATAATAATGGAATAGTTCATAATTCGGCTCCTTTATTTTTCCAGAATATCTGTGATATCGCGAAGGCCCTTCTGAGAAGTTACTATGATAACGGTATCTCCAACCTGAATGGTATCCTGGCCTCTGGGAATCCTGACCTGACCATTTCGGTTCAGGTAACCTACAAGAAGGTTTTTCTTCAGGTTCAGTTCAGATAATGGAATGCCTGTTACCGGTGAATTTTCGCGGATGGCAAATTCCAGAGCTTCTGCCTGATTATCCAGGATATGATAAAGGGTTTCAATATTGCTGCCGATGCTGTTCTGCATGGCACGTACATACTGCAGGATATAGTCGGCTGTGATATATTTCGGATAAATGACGCTTCCGATATCAAGGTTATCAATGACATCATCAAAGGCAAGGCGGTTTACCTTGGCAACCAGTTTGGCATTGGAAACTGTTTTGGCAAAGAGTGAAAGGAAAACATTTTCCTCATCCATGTTTGTGAGTGATACAAAAGCCTCTGTGCGTGAGAGTCCCTCTTCCATAAGGAGAGAACGATTGGTTCCGTCTCCGTTAATGATAGTTGCCTCCGGAAGCAGATCACTTAAGGTTTCACAGCGGGACTCATTCTGTTCGATGATCTTAACGGAGATGTTCATATCAAGCAGGGCTTTTGTAAGGTAATAGGAAATGGTTCCTCCGCCGACAATAATGGCGTTTTTTACCTGATTGGTTTTCAGGCCGATCTTTTTGAAAAAGGCTGCTGCATTCACCGGGGAAGCAAGAATGGAAACCATATCCCCGTCGTGGATCACCTGATTACCGCCGGGAATAGATACATGATCCCGACTTTCTACTGCGCAGAACAAGACGTCGCATTTCAGGGCTTCCGTAATGCGTGAGATTGTCATGCCATCCAGATTAAATTCAGGAAGCACTTTAAATTTCAGCATTTCCACACGACCACGTGCGAAAGTATCGATCTTGATAGCTGAAGGAAAGCGTAAGAGACGGGAAATTTCCTGTGCAGCTGCAAGCTCCGGGTTAATGATCATAGTAACACCCAGACGCTTCTTGATGAAGCTGATCTCTTTGGCATAGATAGGATTGCGGACACGGGCAATCGTCTGGCAATGGCCGGTTTTCTGTGCAATCAGGCAGCAGAGGAGATTCATTTCATCAGAGCCGGTTACGGCAATCAGGATATCTGCATTCTCAATACCTGCTTCCACCAGCGTGTTGATACTTGCACCGTTTCCCACGATACCCATGGCATCAATGTCATTCTGAAGGGAAGTGATCACATTAGAAGAAACGTCTATAAGAGTAATGTCGGATTCTTCTTCCTGAAGCTGTTCTGCCAGGGTACGTCCAACTTTACCGCACCCAACAATAATTATCTGCATAATTCCTCCAATAAGGGGGCTGTCACATAATATCTATGTGAGACAGCCCCTTTTATATCATATTTTTGTTTGTAATTGCTCAATATTTTTGGCAATTACTTTTGTGGCTATTAAGCTAAGAATACTATAGCACCACCAGATATATTTGTAAAGCAAATATGAAATTTCTGTGATTTTTAAGATGGAGCGTATTACTGTTCACTCCGTTCTCAGTAACACGCTTCGCGATGCTAATTGCATAAATTCGCGCAGTATGTCGCAGGTTTTGGCTGCGTACGTTATTTACTGCTGTTGCATGATGCAGTGCAGGGATTATCAAATCCCGGGGTAAAAGCATAGAAGTTTTTGGCATCAAGTTCTTCCTGAATGGACTGAAGAGCTTCCCCAAATCTCTGGAAATGAACAACTTCTCTGGCACGCAGGAATTTGATGGGATCCGCAATCTCAGGTATATTGCGGACTACTCTGAGAATATTGTCATAGGTAGAACGGGCTTTTTGCTCTGCAGCAAGATCCTCGAACAGATCAGTGATCGGATCACCTTTACTCTGAAATTCACATGCATTAAATGGTACGCCACCTGCTGCCTGTGGCCAGACTCCCACTGTGTGATCGATATAATACGGTCCGAATCCGGATTTCTCAATTTCCTCCATGGAAAGGTCCCGGGTAAGCTGATGTACAATAGTGGATACCATTTCCAGATGACTGAGTTCTTCTGTTCCTATGTCGTTGAGCAAAGCTGAAGTCGTTCGGTTCGGCATGGTAAAACGCTGGGAAAGATAACGCAGGGAAGCGCCGATCTCCCCGTCCGGGCCACCAGAGTGCAGTACCCTATAATAGCCTCGCAAACCCAGTGTTTATGCGGGTTTGCGGGATTTTCAATTCTGAAAAAATATTACAAAAATGTTAAAAGGCTGAAATGGCACTTTTTTATGGATGGATGAAATTCAGGAAATAATGATGTCAAAAGACATTTTTCCGGATTCCTTATCATATATGATCTGCTCCACAACACTTCTGATCAGATTTCCCTTTGCTTCATAACCTACGTCTGGATTCTTCAGGACATCCGTAACAGAACGGATCTCTTTCAAGATTTCTTCTGCGTCAGGCTGCTCTGCCTGTTCTTCCTGTAATAGCTGTGAAAGGGCAGCAGTCAATTCTAACCGATCTGATACCAGACGATCCTTATTATTCTTATATTCTTCCAGAGTATCTACGCCTGCCTCATAAGCCTCTTTGATTCTGCTTTCTCTCATGGTGAGCTTACTGATCTCTCTTTGTAACTGTTCGATCTGCAGTGAATGATCAGTCTTTTTCTTTTTGCATACATATGTAAATTCTGCTCCATCTAAGATCTGATCAAAATAACTTATCACAGCTTCTTCAGCCTTTTTGACTGATAAGGCAACAGAAGTCTTATGAAATCCCTTTGCGTACTTCCAGCACTGGAAATAAGGACACTTATTATTACCGGTGTAAGAAAGTGTGGCTCCGCAGACAGAACACTTTAAAAGACCGGATAGCCAGTGCTTGCAGGCAGAGACATTCCGCACCTTGACCGGACGTTTCCGGGAAGTGATCAGCTTCTGACGTTTTTCGTACCGTTCCCTGGAAAGACGTACCTCATGGTTTCCTTCAAATTCCACTCCATTCCAGACAACAGTTCCGCAATAGAAGGGATTTCCAAGAATCCGGTCAACGCTGCGCCGTTCAAAGAGGTTTCCCCGTTTTGTCCGGTATCCGAGATCATTGCAACGCCTGGCAATAGCTGTTTCATCTAAGTTCTGATTATCATACAGGTCCATGATATAAGAGACAATGGCATATTCAGCTTCATTAATGATATAAGGTTTTCCATGTCCAACTGCAGTATAGCCAAGACAGGGAGATGTCTGATAGCCTTTTTGCAGGGCTTTTTCTTTCATGCCACGCAAGACCTCACCCGACAATCGAATGGAATAGTATTCATCCATCCATTCGATGATGCGCTCAATCAGGCTGCCAAAAGGTCCCTCGATCAATGGTTCAGATACACTGATCACGTCTACATTATCCTTCTTGAGCATGCTTTTGTATACGATAGACTCTTCCTGGTTACGGGCGAAACGACTGAATTTCCATACCAGGATCACATCAATGGGGTGAGAGGGCTGCTTCGCCAGGGCGATCATCTTCTGAAACTCCGGGCGCTTCTGTGCGTGCCGGCCGGAAACACTCTCAGTAAAGATAAAGTCCCCGGAAACAATCATGTCATTCTTTTGAGCGTAATCCAGCAAAAGGCGTTTCTGCGCATCAGGAGAAAGCTCTGTTTGGTCCTCTGTCGAAACGCGGATGTAAAGACATGCCACTTTACTGCTCATAAATATCACCTCGGTTTTATAAAATATGTAATTTTAAGTATAAAAATAACAGCCACACAAATGTTCTGATTGTGTAACTGCTCCGAAGATGATACAATATCTTTGCCAAAGTACGGAATCTCTTCGGAGATTCTTGAGCCGTCCCTGCTACCAACAGGGGCGGTTTTTATTATAATAATTCAGAGATCACAATTGATAAATCGGGATATATACATACTGGAATTTCATCGTCGAAAGAATACAATCCGGTACCCGATTCATTTTCAAAATCGTAGACATTTACGATACCTTTCAGGGGATTTATAATCCAATATTCTCTGACTCCGGCCATCCGGTATTTAAATAATTTTATTCCGTAATCTTTACTCTGGGTAGCAGGAGAAACAACCTCAATTACCCAGTCAGGTGCACCATGACAACCTTTTTCATCTACTTTGTCCGGTGAGCAGACAACTGTTAAGTCTGGTTCGACATAGTTCTTGTTATCTTCATTCAGGAACACTGCAAATGGAGAAACATATGGTTTACAGGATCCGTTTTTACTTTTAATGTAATTGCGGATAGTAGCATACAGTTCACCGACGATTACCTGATGCCTGGTATTAGGTGGTGCCATCATATAGATCTGTCCATCAATCAGCTCTGCACGTTCACCATCCGGAAGAGCGTAGATGTCATCTATTGTATAAATCCGTTCTTTGGGTAATGGCATAATGAAAACTCCTTTCTCCAATCCATTGAGACAGTTACTTACTATAATTTCTTTAAGTTTTTACGAGGACCTTTTTCAAGTAAAATTTTATATGGTTCAGGCATTTCATAGTTTCCCCAACGTGTGTACAAAACCTCTTTGAGCAAAACTGGATGTAAATATCTCTGAACAACTTCTATTATTTGCTCTGAGAAATTTTTTAAATCAGATATATCTGAAATTGGCATACGAATTTCATTTTTATTTATATCCGGAAGAATCAATAATTTTTGCGTTCCGGATAACGAAATACGGCAAATCCATTTTCTTACATTTTTCTCATACAAAACAGCAGTATAGGATCCTGTATGCTTAAGGCTGATTTTATTCACGTCAATGGTATTCTTCAGGACATCTTTGATTTCAGAAAGAATATCCCAATGTTCGTTTGTTTGTATATTGGGAGCTGATACATTTGAACTGGTAACAGTAGTGTTAAGAGCTGCCTGGATTTTATCAGTCAACAATTCATTTATGTAATCGGTTAGTGCTTTTTCTACAATAGGTCGAAACTTTTCTATCACAGACTGCGTTTTTGCACCTTTATATACTGGCTGAAGAAAAAGCTTGATAAAATCATCAGTCGGATTTTTAAACTGATTTTCGATAAAATTTTTAAATAAACTATTGTATTTCAATAATGAAGCAGAGTCCATAATTTCAGAGATATTAAGATTTTGTTTTTTAAATTTATTCAACTGAGAAATTTCTGCATCTTTGATATTAAGAAGATTGATATCTAGGAAAGGCTCTTTATCCATTTTGTTTGTGTCATCTAAATCTGTATAGAACTTATATTCTATACCATTGGTAAGAATGGCAAATTTAGCAGGTGTTGACACGAAATAGCGAAATAACTGAGAACTATGCCGGTCTAACTTCTTATTTACAGATTTAGCTTCAATAAGAATGACAGGATCTTTACCCATCAGGATGGCATAATCAACCTTTTCTCCTTTTTTAATTCCAATATCAGCTGTGTATTCTGGACAAAATTCTAAAGGATTAAACACATCATATCCAAGAAGCTGAAAAAAAGGAACAATCAGAGACATTTTTGTAGCCTCTTCGGTTTGAAGAGTATCCTTGATATTTTCAAGACGCTCGGTGTATTTTCTTAATTCATCTTTGAATTCCATAATGGAAATCCTCCCTCTGTGATATAGACAATTTTAATGCAGACTATTTTCCTAACCTCAATTCAATTAATTTTTGATGATATCCCGTTATTCGAGATATCTGTTCAATAGTAAAATCCTTATATTCTTCCAATAGCGAATCTGGTAATAACAGCTCCGTTCTTTAATCTGCTGATGAAATCATATGTATCACCGCAAATGGTTTGAAATAAATGACATAATTATCAACAACAGTGTATACACCGTATTTAGCATGGTAACACTGCATAGCCTCTTTTAAATATTCCTCCGTAGTATCCAGATATTCAGCCATCTCATAAAGATTCCCACATCCTGCTTCATAAGCCCTGATCAGGCCGACAAGCCCAATCTTTAGATTATACCCATA